GTGTGACCATTGCCTTCATAGATACCTCCACTGACTGTTACATTACTAGCTTGCCCTTGTGATAATCTGAATAGCGTATCTCCTGTTTCGTAGTCACGTACAAATGTTACACCTTTAGCCACCTTGAAGTGTGTATTAGCAAATATCTCAACAGTACCACTGAGTTTGTATTTTCCAGCTTTAGTGACTAATACAGTGCCACCGCCTAACACTCTGACTGCATTGAACGCAGCTTGAAGTGCTTGCCTGTTGTCATTGGAAGATGGAGTAACTCCAAAATCCGCAACATCTATTGTATCCGATAGTTTATCAGATAGCAGGCGCTCAATAGTACCTGTTAGTTTACTCTTGTACTTCACCAAGTAAGCACTTAATCTTTGAAGCATGTAACCTCCTCTTCTGAAAGGCTACCACCATGATAACCTTTAAGAAAAGTTGCGTGAAAAGCAGTGCTTACGCACTGCCTGTCTCTCACTTAGGCAGGGAAGCTAGTGCTTCCTGCATACGCTTGATAGTCCTCCGCATCAACGCAGCCTCTAATATCAGTACTTCCTCGTAACGAATACCGTAGCGGGAACCTGCTGGTGTAATCAGTTTACGAGAGCCATTGGCATCTTCCTCGTATACATCATCCCAACTGTCGAAGCACAAGAAGCCATAGCGATGTGCATCTATGCCGTGACGTTCGAAAGCCTCCTTAGCTCGCTGAGCGATGATACCGAAGTGCCATCTAGCTGAGTCTGCACCCTTCTCCTCAACACGATCCAAATACTGAAACTGCACAAAGTCAACTTCAGACCAAGCATCCAGTAAGGCATCTGATATAGTAAGAGGTTCTGTTTTACACCGAGCATCTGAGGTAACAGTGAATGCTGCTTGAGTAAAACCGCCAGACCATGCCCGACTGGCGGAACCTAATGCATATGTACCAGTACTATCTGGGGTCATTGCATCAGCACCTAACTGCAAAAAGCCTTTGCTACTGGTAGAAAGACGCACGTTACCGTTGGTGAGGGACACTGTCCGAGAAGTACCATCAGAAGTAAATAGGCGAACTTGAGAAGAAGTGCCCCCACCTACAGCTAATGACACAGCACCATCTCCAAGCATTCTGTACTTATCAGCAGAAGTAAGAACACCTGAAGGGAGTGACATGGACTTAATCCGCCATTCGAACCTACCTGACATACTACCTATGTACTGCCCTAAGGCAGGTGCGTGCACTACGTTACTATTATTAGTGCCGTCAATAGTAGCTGCACCGTCAATAGTACTAGCAGAACTGAGAATGTCGTTTCTCCTGCCAGGGTGCTTTACCTCTACGAAGTTACGGGTAGAGCCGGATTCGAAAGTAATAACACCTGTAGCACTGTAGCTAGGAAATACAGACGCATAGTTGTTATTAGCTGTACCTATAAAGCGTGCAATTGTAGCAGTCTGCCTTTGTCCTAAAGAGTTAGTACCATCACATCCTGACATAAGCACATTATTTATGACGTTATCAGATCCCTCTACGGTAACACCATGAGCCTGCCTAGCATCAGAAGTTGAGTAATCTACGAGCACGTCTGAGATTAAGTTCGTACTTCCTTTGCCTGCAACAACCGCTGCATACTTAGGGTTATTAGCCATCACCCCATTGATAAGGTTATTAGAAGGAGCTATTGGTCCTTCAGTGCCGTTGTAAGTTACATGCTGGCAATCTGCCCCTATAACATTACTGACTATGTTGTAACTGGCTGTACCTTTCAACTCTACTGCTCCGAACNGAGGGTAGTTCTTAGCAATGACGTTATCTATGAGGGAGTTAACTGAGGAGTCAGCAAGTACGCATCCGGCTGCCTTATTAGTAGCATAGCCTGAATAGCTACCTCGAATGCCTTTAATCATAAGTCCATCAGGTGGCGCATCATTAGGGTATGCGATTAAACTGAAACCAGTACCTTTAACGTTTGAGAAGTTAACGTCACTTACAGTAACATCACTTCCACCAGCAAGAGATACCTGCTGTCCCTGAGTTGTATCAGTCGCCTTATTACTTTCTACCGTAATATTACTTAAGCGACCTGCACGTAGATTGTTAAATACTAAGTAGTTACCTGTACTGGAACGGTGACTTAGCACGCCACTACCCCTACCGTCTAAGTTACAGTAATTACTATTAATACCAGAGCTAGAGAATACACCATCTGAGACTGTGACAGCTTTCTGAGAGTTTAATGAAGCAGCTATAACCTCCGTATCATCAGTAGTGGCGTCACCTGCAGCACCAAACGGCTTTGATGTTAAAACTCTCGCATCAAGGTACTCATACAAAGATTGTCCTTTATGCAAGATTCCTTCAGTATTAGGTTTGGTTAATTTAGCCATGCTATCTCCTATTACTTTCCAACCCTCCCTATGAAGATTGGCTAGTAATAGGCCGCTCAAAAGAACGGCGCTATCTTATCTCTTCTATAGTGTCCAGTAAATCGTAAGACACTGATACATAAAGCTATGTATTAATTATATCCGCGTTCTAGCGAAAGAATATACAAACCTAATTTTGTAGCGTCAGGCTTACTAAAGCAGACCTTATCGTCTACCTCGTAAACTTCCGTCAGCGTCGGCCTCAGAGGTTTCACCATTGCTTTCTCTGGTAACGCCTGCTGACACCCGGAAGTGGTCAGCGAACCAATCAGAAGGGTTGTCACTAACATGATTCGCTTCACTTTGTGCCTCCTTCTCTTCTTGTTTCTTCTTAGCAGAGACAAGCAGGCCAATAAGACCTGCCAGAACTTCTAGAAACTTATTCACAGGTGATCACTTGGCAGACCACATCTGTCACAGAGGATTCCGTGCCAGAGCCAAGGTCTACACCAAGACCTACAGAAACAAGAGCAATTGCCAATGCAACTAGTGCACCTACAACCTTCTTAGATTTGAACAGCTTTTTCATTGCACCTCCCTTTCCATTGTGCTAATAAAGTTGAGTAGTTCTGCCAATCTTCATAATTACCTTCCTCTGAAGCCTTAGCAACCATGAGTTCACACCATTCAATGCATCTTACCATCTTGCTTTGTTATCTCTAACGTCGATATGGGTAAAAGTAGGATAAGCACCAATACCGTACTTATCATGGTATTTATTGCAGAGGTATGCACGTACCTCCATTGGGCCAACACCAGACACCTTAATGTCAGCAGCCTTACCAGTAAGATGCATGGAGTTCTTAGCTCCACCTACGTTTGCATTATGCTTTGCGCAACGATGACCAGAGGTAATAACTACAGGGACGCCAAAGTTCTCACGCACATCTGTGACTACCTGTAGTAGCTCAGCATCAACAGTGGATGTACCGCACCCACAACGGCAAGCAAACTCTTTACGCTTGAAGTATTTGTTAAGCATTATACAACCTCCACTGGCATTGACCACCTAATTACAAGAGACAGCTTAATATCTGTTGCCGTCTCTTTACGAAGTGTAACAGCAATCAAGTTAGTGGTAGCCTTATCGACATCTATATTGGCAATAACAGGACTGTCGTCTCCAAAAGAAGTACACAGCACATTGTCAACTGTATAGTAAGACCCACTAGATGTTCCTGGCAAATTAGGAATTGATATGTTTAATTTAACCGTATCGCTTGGGTTTTCGTTTTCATTAATGGTAAGGTTAATGTTGGCAGTCAATTCTTGCCGGTAAACTGTATCACCTGCTAAGTCCTTCATAGGCGTCTGTATGCACACAGTCCTCGCTTTGGTTACATTAACCTCTACTGTGTCGCTTGCACTTGCAACTTCAACATCGATGGTATCAATTAGCGCTAATGCACTCGAATCAGGTAGGGTTGCTTGCTCTAAAGGCAACCACTTATCTTCTGGCTTAGAACCTGTTGCAGCATACAATGAATAACGTGAACCTTTCTTAGCCAGAACAGTATATCCTTCCTGTTTACCTGATAGGTACTTTTGGTTTAGATAAGAGTTAACGTCAGACACATCTGAGATATCAACGATAGGAGCCACTTCCGTGGCAACCTTAGCTTGATGACTTACACTTCGTTGTCCTGTAATACCTAACACGATAATATCACTCCCCTGGTGTAACAGCAGTGACATCCATAGCAGTTACATCCCAAGCGTCGGTTGGCTCACTACCACGTGCAATAGCAATATGCACGGTTGTGTCCGATCTCGAAATAACAACCATTGCACCTCTCTGTTTACCTGATAAATATTTGATGTTGATAGGATGATCTTTCTTCTTAAGGTCTTCTTCAGCAACAACAGGCATAGGAATTGCCGTTGCAATAGTTTGTACTGCTTTTACTCGAAAAGCCTGACCAGTAACAGAACCTGTAGTACCATATTTAGCCATGTAATCTTCCTCCTTATCTTAAACTGGGTTAACAGCTGGTTCCACTGTTACTAACTTCCACTCTGAATCTTCTTTGCCATCAACCGCGATAGCAACCTTCAATACACCACCTTCCACTTCAAGGCACACCATGGCCCCTTTCTGTTTACCTGATTTGGTGGCATCATTAATAGCATTGCTTTTCTTACTAGCTTCCTCTTTTTTGATTACCGGAAGCATTAGTTCTTCACTTACAGGTTGTACCTGCTTTCTCTTAGACTTACCTGTTAATGGTTGACTACTATAATCATTAGCCATTGTCTCTCTCCTATTATGTAAATATAGTAAGGTAGTAAGGTAGTAATGAATAGGGTGTACAGGAGTACACCCATACTAAGGCATACCTATATAACCTAGGTTAACCTATATATTACCTATTATTTTCTCTTATTATCTGGGCCTTCCTTCTATAGTGTCCAGTAATTAATAAGTCCTTGAAATCCTTGCAGAAAGTGTATTTCTGCTTGCCGATTTATTTCGGTAGTTCTGCCCGTAAACTCGCTGCTGCATCGCTACGGAAGTGTTGGTCACTCTTCGCTCAGTACCGTAATCCCCATATAGCATTGCCCTGCGTAGATGAGGTGTGTTCATAGCATGGATGTAATCTCGCATCTCCTGCGCTCTGAGGCGATTAATCCGTGTAACCTCGTCATAGTCTATCTGAGAAGTTAATTGCCGTATAGCGCCATACAGGGCGTCTAGGCGGTCATCGTGCCGGAGGCTGTTCTTCTCAATCGTTATGTTCGACATTTGATTGAAAAGACTGTAGGACATGCGTAGTTCAAGCGGATAGTGCTGTACCGACTCAAAGTCTGACTTCACCATCTCTGCATTGAAGATAAGCCTATGTGCTGCCATGAGCGGCTCCAGCGTCTCAATGATACGCAATTCTTTCTGTCCGGTGGCGTAATCTTCTTCCAGAGTTACAGGCCACTCTCGTTCAAAGTACGGCTTAATTACCGCCTCAAACGCGCCATGACCAAAGTTCTTCTCAATGAATACCTCTTTAACACCCGCCTGCTTTGCGGCCTGCACAATGCGATTCAGGGACGACTCTCGGTATCCGCCAGGTACACCAAAGCACTGATACACATAAATGAATGTGCCGTGCAGGAATACGATGGCTACACCCGTCTCATCTCCGTTCTTACCACCACCCGCAGGGTCAATATACATAATCTTGCGGGAGACAGCACCCCATTCGTATGGGCGAGCTACAGGTCTGTACATGAAATCCGTAGGCTTGTTACCATACTTAGGTGCATCACCAATGATGTTTATGGAATCATTACTCCACGTAGGCATCACAGGGACTTCCTCTGTACCAAACGAGGTGAAGATTAGATTGTTCAGGCGTAATGGGTATCTGTCAGCATCCATCATGCGAGTGTTAAGCATGAACTGAAGCTGGAACTTAGCCGCACCCTGAGAGATTTCCTTCTCAATCAGGACTTCATCATCATACATTTCAGGGGCACAAGGTGCACCACTATTACCATCCAACCCGTACCCTGAGCGAAGTGCTGGGTTGTCCTTCATATCTTGAACAATCATAGGTGCAAGGAAGTCGCCATAACATTGCTCTTGCTCTACTGAAGGGTAACGCGCAGTCCAGATACGAACAGAGTAACCACGAGCAGGTAGGTTGTTGTAGATAGAGTTTACGTTCTGAGGTGTACCAAGGTAAATGATATCCCCAAACTGGTTGATAGATTCAAACTCCTTAGTCAGTTCCTCAAGCAAGGCACGGCCCGCTGCCGTACGAGCGTTCTGCATCGACTCTACGTCATCCGCTAGAATAATATCAGCACGAGCACCCTGCATACCTGCTTCGATTGAGTAACAGGATACAGAAGGAGACTTATCACTACCACGTAGGGTGTAATGAATCTCAAACGCCTTAACGGATGCACGGTCCCCAGCGTAGATATCCGGCAGCATAAACTCAAGAAAGTCTAAGCCACGGAAGATTTTAACTACCCAACCTGCGATTTCCTCTGCTCGCTTGGCGTTTTGGGACACAACCATGATACGCTTATGCGGTTCATGAATAATACGGAATACCGTATAGATTGCTGATAGTGTTGTCTTAGCGATACCACGAGGCGCTTCGATGAGGCGGTACTTGTGTCCGTAAAATAGGAACTTCAAGATATCAGCCTGCATACGAATCAGATGAGGGTTGCCTGCAATTAAGTTATGAATAACTGTATCTGCAAAGAGAAGCAAACCTTCCGCTGTGTAAGGAAAGGTCTGCTGTAACTCCTGTAGCATCTCCCATCTGGCAAGAGCCTCCGCTTGTGATTCTCTTGCCTTAGCCATCAATCCTCCTTAGTGAATTGAATTATCTTACCACTGGATGCCTCTCGGATAGCCTTGAGGCGCTTAGATAACTTGGACTCTTCCTGCTGTGCAGCAGGTGTGGCGGTAATGCCGTTATCAAGAACCCACTTACACATCGCACCAATATCCTTACCAGACACTAAATGTAATGCTGCATCAGGGTCTTCTTCTATAGTGTCCAGTATTGCCTGTGCTTTTTTATTGAAGATTTTGGTAATAGCACCATGCAGAATGCCAACCTCATCCTCTGTAGCTGCATGTTTATTGTGTACGCTCACGCTTCTCCCTCCAAATCTTGAACTTATTATAAAACCAGTCCCCAATTTGCAACACGGTATAAATGAATGTTGCTATTAACACCCAATTATCCCAACTGATACCGAGGAAGTACCCACCTGATACGAGTGCAGGTGGCGCAAGCTTCACACCACTATCTACCAGTTCGGAGTTAATCATCCTACCTCCTTATGCTGTGATAATCTTAGCAGTCATCCGGCATTCTGGCACTCCCTCTGAGAAAGTAACAATGTCACCGTCTACCTGATAAGCAAGTTTAGGTTGTAATAATCCATCAAGGTAGACCTCAATGTACTTAAATGCAGAGCCAATCTGTACTACTTGTTGGCCTTCTACTAAGTCAAAGTTCAACTCTAACTGAATATTAGGTTCAGATGTAGCCACACGACTACCAATCAGCACATACACCTCTGTACCCGCCACAAGCGGCTCTGCGAAAGTGATAGTGTTGTTGCTTATAGAGTATGCGCCTACAATTTGGTGCTGCAATACCCCATTAAGGAAAACTAGTGCATCTTGAAATTCATAAGGTGGTTTTACGGAAATCTCACCACCTTTGGCTATCGTGTACCAAGGAACAGTTCTGTGCGCAATACCAGAAGTCATACCAGCCTTAAGGCCAGCAATCTCAATATCCTGTTTGGCGTTCCAATCTGTATGCTTCTTGTCGATGGCATCAAGCTGCCCTTTATTTACTGCATCTCCCGGATTTGTGCCATCAGCCAAATCAGTAATCTTATTGCCGCCCCAGCTTACATTCTGTTTAATGAAGTATCCTTCTGGATAAAACCCGTCAAGTAACTCCTGTGTAATCTCCAGTATATGAATGAAAGAACCATTTAAAGACTTCATATCCAAGGTAACACCACGGTCAAACTCAGCGTATGGATACTCCTTTTGTACTTCCCTTCTAATACGGAACTTCAAACCTGCAACTGGTGCTACATCAAAAGTAATCTGGTGCGTGCCAGTTAGTTGCCAGCCAGATGTAACCTCAATCCAAGTGTTACCTTGAAGAGACTCCACTATCACATCTGAGGCACGAAGATAACCTTTATCCCTACCAGCAAAGCTAAAGGGATAGGTTACTTGCGTACCGTTGGCTATATGTTCTGTGAAAGTATAACTCATTAATCCTCCAGTTCATCTAAGCCATAACGCAATGCGTTCTGGATTCCTATTACATTAGCTAGAGGCACTAAGCGTAAAGTCCTACGTGCCACATCTACACCTTCTGTATCACCCTCTGCGTATTTAGTTATAGAATCTGCTAAACGATATGCATCTTGACCAACACCTACTAGTGGTATTTGGTCTATCAAACCCTTAGTCTGAAAGCCAGCCNCATAACGGGATTGTACTAACTCAGAAGGTAGAACACCTAGGCCACCTAAGAAATCTCCACCTAGACTAAATACAGCAGTTGTACTCATCATACCCATTGCACCAAAGGCCAACCCTTTAGGCGATAACTTCTCTTCCAAATATTCATCTTGGTCTTCTCGACCAATAGAGTTCACATAGGCTTTTGCCGCATACACTATTGAACCCAAAGCAAAACCATAAGCTGTCTTCTTA